TTTTTGCGTTGAGGTTAGCATAGAGTCCAGGAGGTTTTTTCCTACCTACTTTTCTAATTTGTTTTGACATTTGACTCCTCGATATTGCCATGATCTATATCACCATGCCTTACAAGACCAATATCGCGCACTAAATTTATCTTTAGCTGTGGCACAATTATGTCTTGCTCGGAACGATTTTCTTCTAGCAGGTTGGTCTTTTTTAATACTCATGTTTGGATCACCAAACCGCACTAATTTGACTTCATTACCTTTTTTAGCTAAAACAGCAGATTTTTTTGGCCCATTTGGGGTCTTTTTTGGTTTATTATACCCAGAAAAAGTCACACCACGGTAGGTAAGCCTACCAGATGGGCTTCTTTTGACATCTTTTGTTGTAGCCATAATAATCCCTACGCAAAGAATATCGTCAATGCAGTGATGTTTGTTGCGGTAGCAACATGAATATCGTCGGTAAACAGCACACCCTCATCTGGAATGTTTACAGAGTGTGTTTGACTTGCCGTAAAATCTAAATCAAGAAGGGTTGAACCTCCATTGCCATCAGAAAAAGTTAGCCGACCTGCTGTTCCTCCTACCAAAACCTGAACCTGACGCAACCGAGCGCGACCAGTAGAGGCCGCGCCTGTGCCTGTCAAGCGTTTGGCTTGTACATCTGAGTTTGCCATACGGAACTCTCCTTACGATGCGTCGGAGGAGCTAGAGATACCGAAAAATTTCAAAACAATTACTGTATCCCCTCCTGGATCACCAGAAACGACTATCTCAACTTCATCGGGGGTAGCACCACTTGCTGATGTCGTAAATCCTGACATGCCAAGAACACCATTACAACCAAAAAAGCCTTTAAAACCAGTAGAGTTTACTGCAGCAGAGATACCATCTACAAAACCATCTGTATCAGCATCTGTGCCAATATCAACTAAATTGACAGCGTTTGCCGCTGCTGTGGTTACGGCAACAGTAACTCCCATCGGGATAAAGTTAGCTGGAATACCAATAGCAGACTCTTTACCTGTGGTATCACCATTAGCAACAGTGATTGTTGCCTCATACGTTTGCAGAGTCATTGTGCTTGTAACGGCACCTGTTGTTGTATTTTTAGTTATATCTGAAAAACCGTTTTCAGAACGCACTGGTCCTGAGAAAGTAGAATTAGCCATATGTTGTCTCCTGTCTTGGCTAGTGTCAACTGCACAATGCAGTTGTCAGGGATAAGTAATCGTACACAAAAAAACCCCCAAACACAAGGGGGCAAGATGTTTCACGTGGAACAATTTAAAAATAAAAGAAAAAAGGGGGGAATAATCCCCCCTTTAATACTAGGCGGCTCCAGGAGAACCAAATACACACCTTGGGTCAGAAACGCCAAAGCTGTATCTTTCACGGGCTTTATACCGAGCATTGCCAGTATCAAAATCACCTTCCATAGATGTTCTGATTGCGCTACGCTCAAAATGTTTAAAACCGTTAGGAGCATCTGTTTTAATAAAAAACGCATCCGTATCGGTTAGGAAGTGATTCACCACATAACCTTCTGGGAGCATACCCATATTACGGACAGCGTTAATATCATTGTCTGACGTGGCAGGGCGAAGATTAGAAGCCATCAACCTTTCAGCAACAAACTGAAGTGCTGGTGGAATAATCATCTTACGGCCTTGCAGAGCAATTTTTAACCCACGCTCATCAATAAAAGCAGAAATATCAATTAATGACTGCTCTAATGATGTTTCGTTTAGGTCAGCTGCTGTTGCTAACTCATTACGGAAATTTCCTCCGCCCACAGTTGGGTGGTCGGTAGCACAAAGCTCTTTACCATCTCCGTAAGTAACCGTGCTATCAAAAGCATTGTTTAGCACGGCTGCGGCTTTGACCTGCTTTGTATTTGCCATGGAACGAGCTAATGCTCTTGTGTAACGAGAGCTGAGTCTGTCATAGAGGTTATCCTCTACTGCTTCTTCAGTTATCGCAAACGCAAGAGCGATTGTTTCATGGGTGTAACGAGCAGTATAGGCTTCGTTAGCAGTATCGAATGAAACCGCTTGTCCTTCACCTTTTACTGGTGCGCTACCAAACCCTGATAACATTACCTCTTCTTCAAACGCTCTGTCTGAAGATTCCGTTTCGTAAATTTCGGCATGTTCATTATCATACCGATCGTATTCCAATCCAAAAAGCGCATTGAGTCCTGGCTCAAGTTCTTTAAGGAGTTGCGACCTTGCTATAGCCATATCATATCCTCCTTATATGCCAGATGTAGAAGTATGGAATGGAAGGTTTAGTTTGACTAGGGCGATAACACCAGCTGCGGTGTAATCAATCCCTTCGACATCTTTAAACCCGACGATCCTGAAATTATCAGTTGCAGTAGTCGCACCTGCTGTTGCGACTGAAAGCTCACCAATAGAAATACCTGCGCTTCCTGTGGTAGAACCGAAGCCGACACCTTCCGCATTTGAATGAATTAATGCGGTAGCTGTTGCTAAATTAGTTAGCGAAGCATCACACTGTATTTCATAAACTTGCATCGGATCGTCATAAACAAACACTGTTGCTTCTGTTCCAGACTTCAGAGAAGCTGTTCCAGGATAATTATTATCAAAAGTAGGCGTTCCGTCTAAAGCTGTATATTGACAACCACCCATAACACCAAGAATCGCTACCGAACCACCGTCTGCCGCGCTCACATCTACAAGACCGTTTGTAAGAGGAATCACCATATCGCCTTGGTATATTGCGCTTGATGAACCTGCTACTCCAGGGATTTGTACTTTATAAGGCGTCAATCCATTGCTGTTCGGTGTAGACCCTATCTTGTTATGTGGACGAAGCCCAAATGGTGAATCTGTATTCGCCATGTGTTTTTCTCCTATAAAAGATTAAGAATCGGATCCTTTTTCGGACCCACCAAAGGTTACACGAGACTGCCTATCAGGTTTACTAATAGGCATCGATGGATGTTGCTCCCTTAACAAATCGTTATCCACAGCTTTCATTTGATCGTCAGTTTTTTCTTTGAAATATGCGTTTCTTTCGCGATTTGTTTCAATAGGGAACCTTGCAAGTATCAGACCGCCTACCCCAATTACTCCGGCATGTTTGCCATCTTGGACTGTAGGGGCTTCAAAATCTGGATACTCATCAGCGCGAACAAGTTCAAAGCCTTCGCGGAGGCGAGCAGAAAGGTTTTTATTATCGTCGTATCCCATAACCGAAGCTCGGATCCAACGATGATGATAGCCTTCTGGGGCTGGTGGTGCGTCTAATTGAGACGGAGGTCGCCAAGGTTTAGCTCGGCTCTGTTTTTCCCTTGTTTGGGAAGTGCGTGGGTTTCTTTCAGACATTAGAGTTCCTCACGAAGTTTGGAGGCGTTGTTTCTGCCTCGCATATTGTTCATAACTTACACCGAGTTTATCTGCAATAGCAACCTCAGATTTTGTAAGTTTGATTTTTTGTTGTTTTGATTTACCAGAATTACGGTTTGCACTAGCAACCGCAGGGCCAGAAGTACGAGTTTGTGAGGTCGCATCTGCAAATTTATGCGGAAACTCAACTCGCATTCTTTTATCAACTTCATTATAGTATTCATCACTTTGTGGGTCGTAACCTTCATTATCTACAAGTTTTTTGTGAATACTAAATGCAGTTAATGTCATAGGCTCATCTGTACCAAACCAATCATTCCTTGCTGCCCATGCACTTGCTTTAGGGTCTGGCGGTGGAGGCGTACTTGCTAACTGCTGTTGTTGGTATGGAGTTGGTTGTTGTGGCTGTTGTGGCTGTTGAGCTTGTTGCTCTCTTTGAGTTTTAACTTGCGCTAATCGCTCTGAATGTACACCCAACTCACCAAGTTTGCCTTGTGCCTCTACCTGTGCATCAATATCACCACGGTCAATAGCTTCTTTTAATGTGCTTTTCCAAAGCTCTTTTTCAGCCGTAACTCTATTCTCAAACTCTGAAACATATGAGCTATCTAAAGTAGTTGCATTTTTGCGGAGATCATCAAGCTCTTTTTTAGTTGCTTGGGCAAATTCAAGTGCTGCTTTTTCACGTCGCTCTGACTCGCGCATTTTAGCTGTAAGTTTATTTATACGTTTTTGTACACCCTCACTATACTGCTCTAGCTCGTCTGTACCTTTTTGTTCTGGTTGCTCATCAACAACCTCAACATTATCTTGTTGCTCAGATAAGTCTACTTCTACGTTTTCCTCCTCTGCACCTTCTTC